ACCAGATTGATATGTTACTGTGATACCTGTTTCTGTATTGCCTGGGGTATCTACCATTGCTCCAACAAGAGCATGGACTTGAGCATCAAATCCTGTAACATTAGCTACAGTATGAGCATGGCCATTGGCTGCTATTGCTAAATCTATTTCCCCATTAGTATCATCGTATGTAGCTGATATACCACCTGTTTCTGTATTACCAGTAAACATCGCACCTACTGTGTCCTCAAATACCTCTCCAGCTGTTACAAATTTTGTCGCTAAATCAACACCAGCATAACTTAATGTGGTTGCATTTAAATTACCAGATACATCTACCTTATGTGATGCATGGGCTGTTGTACCAACACCAATTCTTTGGCTTGAATTAACAGTTATTGCAGTACCTGACCCAGTACCTAATGTTAATGATGTTGCAGCACTCACACCGGCATTTGAACCAGATAATCCAGATGATGGAGTAACCAATTGTCCAGTCATTGTATCACCGGCTACCGCTACATAATCACTACCAATTGCCGCAATATTTGTTGTGGCTGTGGTTAATTCACCATGTAATTCAAGAATGGCAGGACCAACAGTGGCCGCGGTTGTTCCCATTGCGGCTGCCGAGATTGTGCCTAAGGCTGTTGTGTTAGTATTTGTTTCAGTATGTACTTCATTAATGCCTGTTGTTAATGTGGTTGCAGTAGTAGCAAGAGCAACTGCCGCACCATCCCTTGCATATTGAGCATTAAGGATAGCTACTAAAGTTGTTTCTACACCATTATATCCAGTTAAGGATGAACCAGCTAAGTCAATACCTGCAGTACCAGCTATAACACCAATATCTGAATGGTTCTTATTAATTGCTTCACGCAATGTATCATAAGTACCACCAGCATCCCATAAAGCTTCAACACCAACAATAGCGTCTAACGCTTCTGTTCTAGTCTCATGGTCTTCTAATGCAGCGATAACAGTTGTTGCACCGGCCTTTGGCTCAGTTAAGTTAGTTAAGTTACCAATGGCTGTTCCCAACTCATTGGATTTTACTCTCCATTCCTCGAATGTATTTAGTGTTGTTACGTTTACTGTTGCCATAGTTTACTTCTTATTTAATAATTTTTTTAACATGTCTTTAATTTCTCCCATGTCATTCTCTAGAGTGTCTAACCTTCTTTGGTCTTTTGCTACTTTCCTTGCATGTATTTTTGCAATTTGAGCATTACTCTTATTCGTATTTATAATAGCACCGCTATTTCCATCCCTATATAATCCTGTTTGTCCTTCTACTGGTATTTTTTTAGCCATTATACTAGCGCAATCGCCCTCAAATTCCTGACTGACGGAACCTTCGCAGTCGTAGTCGAAGTGAACACAATCTTTATAGCAAACATTGTGAACTGTGTAGCAGGTGAATCACCAGAAAAATCATGTGAATACTCTACTTCCTTATATATATTTGGGTCATCTGAATATGGTACTGCTGAGCCAGTCTCTGCAGTCGGAGTCATTGCAACATATGCATTGTCATCAAATAAACCAGCATCACTACCTACTTTATAATATACATCAATCCCAGTAGCTTGTGGTCTATTAGTATCTAAAAATACTTTAAGAATATTTGACTCACTATCTAACTGAACTGTTTTAGTAAGGTACTTAGCTAATGCTGAACCGCTTGACTTATCTGTTTCTACAGTATCTGTATTAGCATCAACAATATTTGAAATAGCTATTAAAGAACAACGAGATACATCAATCACCGGTGAAAGGTTATTTGCGGTAGAATACATAGAAGCACTTAACCTCATTGAATAATCAGCACCAGATTTAATTGTCATTGGAACAGTTGGATAGTAATTAGTATTTGTCACAATGTTTTGATAAGTAGTTGACATTGAACCACCCTCTGTTGTTTCCATAATACCCCAATCCATTGAGGTGCCTGGGAATACCATTTCTTGTATAGTTGGGTATAATATATTATATCCAACATGCTGTGTTGCAGCTACTGCGCTTCCACCACCAGTTCCAGCTGTAACAGCTCCACCAGTTGTAGTTGCAATGGTATAACTATTTCTCTTAGCGGTTACAATTGTATGTGTTTTATTAATCTCAATAAGTGCTACACCATTAAATACGGTCGCACCTGCAATAGTAACAGTATCTGCTGCTGACATTCCATGATTCTTATGTGATACTGTAATAGTATTAGAACCTGCTCCACCAGCTGTTGTTAAGAATGGATTAATCTGTAAGTTACGAGATGGATTTTCTTGGTTAATAAAGCTAGCACCTTTTGCTGCATCAACAGTAAATACTGCACGATGCAATTCAAACATTAAATCTGACCCTTGGTCTGGTGTCCATGTACTTGCATTTTGTGATTTAAACATTACACCATTGTATGGTTGCTTTATTATCATATCACCATTAGTATCTTCAACACCTTGTGTTGCATATCTAACTTTATAGTTATCTGAATTAGCCCAAACCACAAAGCAATATTCAATATTTTGTTGTAGATATACTGGGTCTGGGAATACAAATTGTGTAGCTGTAACTCCATCAGCTGTAATAGCTGCTGGTAATATACTTACCTCAGAGAATGGAACAATTGTTTGAGTTGGATGTCCATTATCCATAGTCCTAATCTCTACATTTAGAGGAATAGCAGCATCTTTATTAGATACAAATAAATCTAATGAGGTTACAAAACAACCACCTGCCAAATTGATTTCAATAGACTGTGCAAGAGGGTCTCTCCAACAAGAGTGTAATGCTCTAAATTGAGCTCCCGTTACTCCTCTACCTATTAATGTATTTGTGGAGTTTCTAGCAATGTGCCTACTTATAATATCAGCCGCGTATGGTGGCTGGGTATCTGCAATAGTCTTATGTCTCTCATGCCATGTATTAGTTGGAGGGTCTCCGGCCGGCACCGATGATGATGGTGGACTAGACGGTGGTGTTGGATGTCTATTTGTTGAAGAAGAAGATGAGGATATATTTTCTGTATCAGTAATAGCCTCAACTTTAACAGTAGGAGTTCTTGTAGATATAATCACTTGCTCTACTGCTTCTAATTGTCCTTTTGCATAATACATTGCGCCAGCAAATGTAGTTACCGTTTCCAAATCCTCAGGGGTTGTTGAATCCACTAAAATGAAATTCTTTTGGCCTGAAGTAAAATTCGTTGCAGTATTGTTTGGAATAAAGAATGTTCCTGATATAGTACCAGCAGCATCAGTTGTTAATGTGTTTGCACCTAATGGATGTGCAGTTACAGTATTTGGTCCAACCAATGGTTCTGCATGTGTATCACCAGCATCATAAGTACGAACATAATTTGCAACTTGAACACCATCAAACCATGCATACACTTGAGTATTTGGTCTTAATAGGGTTGCTTTAAAGTGAATAACCCTTGACCTAATATATGGCCTAAATGCAATAGAAACTTGTCTATCACCTTGGTCTTCTATTACGGTTCCAGTTTCAATAGATGTTTTAATACCTTCTCTGGATTTTGTTCCAGTTCTTGTTGTTGTAGTTGTATCACCAACAATTCTTCCACCTTCAATTATATCTTCTCTATGGTCACTACTACCTGTCCAGTTTGATGTCCAAGAACCCCAAACAGTACCTGTTGCTGTTGAAGCCTCTAAGACATCCAACAATGCATTATATACTGAGTCATTATTTATGATTACTTGTGGACGTCTATCAATATCTTTCCACTCATCTGAGTGTGGGTCTATTTCAATTCGTCCAGTCCAGTTATGTACTGAATATGGATTAACATTAATTTCTCCAGAGCTTTGCTTTTGGGTAATTAATGGTGTATGAGTATAAGGTAAGGTTATTAAAGATTGCGTTAATGTCGTAGTTGAATTAGTTGTATTTGAATCATATAATAAGTTTGCATTACCCTCAGAGAATAAAGGTCTTAGTGAACCAGTTGCAGGGTCTATACCTGCTTTATATTCTAATGAATTAGTTCTACCTACTGCAGTTGACTTAAATGAATCTACTAAGAAACCTGCTTTAAATCTTAATGTACCTGTGACTGGATTTAATACTTGTAATGCGTTTGCCTCTGTCTCCAATAGAGATAGTGTGGTATAGTATTCAAGATTTTGAACACGTTTTTCAATCTTACCAATATCCCTCATGGTATAACGTTTATTATCTATAAACTTAATTCCTACACTGTCTGGTGTTAGCGTATATGCAGGTATAGTTAAATGATAAAGAACCATTGAATCTTTTGGCGCCTCCGGTAATAGAGGAGTTAATGATGATACCCCTTGAGTAACACCTATAAATCCTGTTTTATCAAGATAAACTAAATCCCTTCTTGGGAGATAGAATTGTAAATCTGTTTGGAACTGAGAATTTGGTGTAGGACATACTCCAACAATAGCGTTGGTACCACCTGGACTTGTGGCTGCATTAAATGTATCAACAGTTTGGTCATCACCCATTCTAGGTCTGAAGTCAACCGCACTTCTTAATTCAACACCTTCAAAACTAGGAATATCTTCATAGTCAATATCATTAGCAAGGTCATAAGAGTCAATTGTAAAGAAGTCACCTGCAGTATGAGTAAAATAATCATAGTGTACTGTGATGTTACCAGAAAGTGCATAGTTAGATGTAGATTTAATTCTCCATTTACCATGTCCATAATAACTTCCTGTCTGTCCAGTATCAAATTCAAAGTTATCTGTAATATTCACATTGGCCACATCAAGTACTGATGTAATTTTAATAATATCACAATGGTTTAACCTTTGCCATTGCCTATAATCTGTTGGACCATTATATGTTACTGGTGTATTACCAGAAGCTTTATCTTTTGATTTATGGTCTAGTGTTCTTGTTGTAGGTGCAAATAAACTTAATGAAGTTGCATTTGCTATTGCTCCTAATCCAGTAATAGTAATTGTAGATGCACCTGAACCTGGATTATTTACAGCTATATCACCTACAGCTATTGTTACTTTAGCATTAGTAGCATTATTAATTAAAATCCATTGGAGTAAATTAGCTGCATTTGCTGTAACGATTGTTTCATTTGAACTGGAACCAGAAAATTGAACCGAACCGCCTGACAATGCTGAAGTAGGAGTACCCATATTTCTATTACTAGAAAATTGATAATTAAAATCAGGTGTACCACCACCTACTACACTATCACATGTTTTAACTCTTGATTGAGGGAATGCAAATATTGCAGTATCATCTCCTAAGTTTGCATCAATAATGGTTGCAGTGAATGAACCAGTAGTACCTGCAAGGGTATAGTCATCAGCTGTAGTATCAATTGTGTGAGGGGTAGTTGTTATATAATCAAATACGTGTAACCTTTGTGTTGTTGCAGTTAAACCCTCAATTGCTCTAACACGACATGTACCAACAACCGCAGCACTCTCATTTTTAATATTAATCTTTTCAAGTGTTACTGTATCTGGGTAGGATACCATAGTGGAGATATCAATATAATTATTTGATTCCACTTGGACAACCCTATCTGTCACTAATTGAGAACTTCTTGCTTTATTAATATCTACATTTGTTTTTGAAACCTTTTCTATTTCATAACCATGAACATATGCTTTTGCAGGTTCAACAACGGTTACGAATTTAGTGGAGTCAGATGCATGTGCAGAAAAAGCTGCTTGGAATGGTGTTACTGTATAGTTACCAGATTCGTCATGTGTTCTCCTTGCAAGGGTGTCCTCAATCTTATTATAAGCAGTTTTTCTATTATCAACATCAATCGCACCACCAATTAATCTAACAAGTAAAACAAAATCACCAGTGGTTGAGGTTGAAGCACGAGTACTAAAGATAGCACTTAATTTATATCTATGAGCACCAGGGGCAGACTCATTAGGAGTACCCGTGGCATTATCATTTAATGTTGCATCAGAACCAGAGCTGACAAGGGATTCAGTAATGGTTAAACCAATATCTATAGATGCGTTTGTTGTATATTTTGAGAGAACAATTGTTTTGGATTTTACTGTGACAAAGTTTTTCTTAATATAATAGACACCATTATCAATTGTTGCAATACTACCTAAGCCAACCGCTGTAATATCAGTAACAACAATTCCAGTACCAGTAACGGTTGAAGATGCTGTGTATGCCGGACCACTAAGATATTTAACATATAAAGTAACTGGGTCTGCGCCATCAATGGCCACTGCATGGAGAATCTTAGCTGTGGTTGTTCCATCAGTAAGTGTTACACCAATAAAGTCTGTAACGTCTGTGGTTGATGTAGTAATCTTTAAAAAATCACATTCATTATGAACAGAAAGTTCACCTAATACATTTGAACCTTCCTTAAATAAGTGGTCACCTGTAGCTGATATTTGATTTTGTAATGATGATTGTAATTGAGTTAACTCTCGAGCTTGTACAGCCTTACCAGGTCTAAATAATACTCTATTATATTTTTCTTTAGGACTTAATCCATCCGCACCTGCGGCCTCAAAGTCGTCCCAGTATGGTTCTACGTTAAATGCTATTGCCATTTTTCTTTCCTATTTAAAATGCTATTACTAATCTTACTGTCTCTACCTGTCCATCGGCCCTCGTGGTTGCTGTCCTATTCTCCACAAACATAACCTCACCTGAATGATGATTAATTAAAGGTACTCCTACTGCTGTAATATCATGACCTGCACCAGCTGCACCTACTGCCCGAGTAAAATGAGTGGCAAGGAATGTACCAAACCCTGTTGATTCATTTTGACAATAGTGTAATACACCATTAGAGTTATTATATTCTATCACTTGACCTTTAGCACCAACGGTACCACCTGTGTGACCTTCAAATAGATAGTCAGCTACGTATGTGCTGGCTAATCCAGTAGCAATTGTTAAACTCTTACATGTATTATATGCATTTGCTTCTGCAACTTGAGCAATAGTACCTGAACCAGATGATGTTGTAGCAATTGCTTTAAACACCGTTCCAACAATATAATCGGTTGGAGCTCCGGCTGTAGCCCAGTTTGCTGCTGAAGATGTACCTAATGTTAAAATCTTATAAAAGTTACCAACCACCATTGACCCCGCACCTGAAAGAGTTGCGGTTTCATTAGCTTGTTCAATTGGATTTTTAATAACTGCTATTTGTCTAAAGTCATTTGAATCTGGAATACTACCCGATTCATCACCAGTAAATGTGCTATAAATTGTTACATAATGTGAACGTAAGTCATTATTTGGATTTGCACCAAATCCACCTGGAGGACCAATCACTGGTCTTATTGCACCACTTGTACCTGTGCCTGCTACTGTAACAGTAGCGTGAGTATACCCTGAACCAGGAGCTGTCATTGTAATACCTGTAATAATTCCACCTGCTACTATAGCCGTAGCTGTAGCACCTGCACCATCACCTGCGATTGTAAGGATAGCTTCGGTAGTACCGTTAGCATATCCTGTACCACCAGTTGTAACCTTCATATTATAAATTGCACCATCAACTGCATTATCCTGTACACTCCATTGATTAATCAATGCTGCATCAGAACCTCCAGCTGGTTGTGAACCTAAAACTCTTGTTGGTACAAAGGATGCTGTTAAAAACTTTGTCACATCAGATGTCGGGACTGTAAACATATATTTCCATATATAGCCATCTGTTGCTGAGAAGTTAATAACTCCTGTTGTTACTACGCCACCCGGTGAAACGTCTGGGCTGGTTGTACTTGTTCCTGCTCCGGCCTTCAAACAAATATAAACATTGTTATTATCTGTAATAACAAAGTATACTTTGCTTTCTATGTCGGTGTCTTGGTCATCATATTCTATATAGGTTGTGCCAGAAACCCATAGGTTCCTTGGTGCACAATGAATAATATCTGTACTAGCAATTTTCTTCATGGCAAACATATTTTCCCATAGAGTATTACTTGTGTAATCGTTTTCATACGGGGTTGTTGGTACTGTGTCATCAGTCCATGCATTAGCCCGTCCCAAAGCCATATAGAATTGATTGTTTGCAAGACTAGTCAGGAATTTATCTGTTGTATCTAATCTAAATCTGCTAGTTATTATTGCTGCCATGTCTTTTCCTTTATTTTATATTATGATATCACAGAGCTAATCTCTGCGTTCCGAATTGTAAACCTATATTGTTATTTATACTATCTTGAATTGTATATTGAGCAAAATCGCTATTTGGTCCCAAATATCTGAACTTCATGTTGTCCCAATGGTTCCACATACCTATTCTACCTCCACCTGAACCAATATTATAAGTTCCAGTTGTAGTATATGGAATATGTGTCCAACTTATTTCAGTATAACTTCCAACCGAATGGTAAGTTACTGGACCAATTTGTTCCATAGGCAGGTTAATATTAATTTTACCTGCTGGTAATAGCCAACCATATTGTGCTTGGGTATTTCCTGAAGTTAATAGCTGAACAAATATTGCAATCTCACCAAAGAATATAAACCCAGCTGGGTGAACTAATCTTGTGAATGCATTTTTCCAATCTGCTACGTTCCTACCAGTCCTAAGAACATATGAGAACTTTTGATAGTAATAAGAATCCTGTAAGTATTTTTTATCTGATAAGAAACCATCATTGGTAGTAAACAAACCCTTAGGATATGTTTTAATCACATCAGCGTTTGACAATGCTGATGTAAATGTTAACTTATATTTAGTAACATTTGATTCTGAATATACCGCCTCAACATAATCTGTTCCTGGTGTCTTATATACATTATTAACAAATACAACATCATCATCAAAGAACAATGCTTGAGTTGCATCATTGTTTCCACTAACCACTGTTGGTGTGCCACTAATTGTAATTGTATTCCAAGGAGTATAAGAACTTTGGTTTGCTATTATATCAACTGTCTGGTCATTCCAATTACCATCAGATGGATTTAATAAATCTACAAATGGAAAATATGTTTCAACTTCATCATTGTATATAATTCTAAAAAATGATGTGATAGATTCTGGTGTACCTCTACTTCTATAAAATTCAATAAGCCTTTTATAAAATGCCCTTGGGTCTGCAGCAAAGTCTCTTGGTACTGCAACACCAATCTCATTTTGAAGTTCTGTTAATAAACTCTCTTCTACATAATCAATATCCCTTTGGATATCTAATGAATTAAGATAAAAGCTAGATTTATTTGAACGCTCTAAATAAAGAGCATATACTTTAATAAAATCAACTAAGTCAGGATACGCAGTCTGTATATGGCCAGGGATTAAATCATCTACGTATGATGATATATTATATTTGCCAAGTGTTGCCATTAGTTACTCACTGTTGTATAGTCAATACCAGCGTTAGTACCACCAGTAGCCATAGTATCTATCTCTCCTGTTATTGTTGCGGTTGAGGTATTAATAGTTAATAATTCATTCCTTGTTGGTTTAATATCAGAGGATGCTGGCTTAACAGTTATGTCAATCGTAGTTGACCCTGTTGGTAATGCTGTTGGAGCAAAACTATTTAAAGTAACTGTTCCAGCTTCTTCATCAATTGAGCCAAGATTAGTACCATATATTGTACCATTTGTTCCTATAATTTGAACAATTCTACTAGCACTTGAAGTATCATAATAGTCTTTAAGTTTACATGTAACACCACTATAAGTAAAATTGGTTGAGGTCAAATAAGAACCCGTACTTGATGTAGAACCATCTAAGTCAGTCAATGCTTGATTAAACTTAAGTTCATATTTAGTTGCCGTATTAAGAGTAGGTATAATTTTTTTCATCATTTTAATACGGGTAATATTAGATAGGATAGCAATATTAGTATCGTCAATCTTTTTAAGAACATTTGAGTCCCTATATACTCCACCAAAAGTTTTTAGTGTGTCTGTATTGTATGCAATAATTGTATTCCTTATAGATGTTGCAAGTCCACTTGCTGTAACTGTGGCAAGGTTAGGATTATATTTAAAGTAAACTTCTAAATCAATGTATGTATAATCCGGGTCAACCAGTACGGGTGTGATGG